GGGAGAAATTTAGGAGTTTTTGATATCTTGGATAGATACCGAGATATAGTTGTATGACATTAGTTAATCTTTTTACAAACAAGGTTGTTGTTGGAAGATTGACTGAAGTATCTGGAGATAAAACTGCTTACGCAACTATTACAAGTGAATATGTCAGTATTCAGAGAATGTCGGACGAGAAAGCAGTGATGGTTGGTGGAGCAATTGGCAAAACATTCAGGTTATATGCCAAAGAAGACGCAGATATAGAAGAAGGAGACAAACTGGTTGATGAAAATGGGAACGAATACAAGGTTGTCGGAGTTTCTATACCGGCAAGTATAGGAAATTTTGTGCATAAAGAAGCAGTAATAATTTTGGTAAAGTAACATGTTTAGCATAAAGATTAAAAATTTAGAAGGACTTGTGAGAGGATTGGAGAGGTTTCCGATTAATCTAAAAAGAGAATTTGGAAGAGTGATTCCTGTTGATACTGGACATTTGAGAAAAACAACTGTTCCTGATTATATTAGACCTTTTAAATCTGTTTTTTCAACTCATACTGATTATGCTATTTATGTGCATGAAAATCTTCAAGCATATCATAGAGTTGGTGAGGCAAAGTTTATGGAAAAAGGAGCAAAAAAATCAGAGAAGATTATTGAAGGATTGTTTGATAAAGCGGTTGAAGATGCTTTAATGAAGTCAATTTATTAAAGAATTATGAGTTTTGAGGTAATAAGAAACAAATTAAAAAACAAATTGGAGAGTATAGATTCAATTCAGGAAGTTCATGCTTATCCTACTGAAACTTTTAATGGGTTTCCTGCCGCTGTTGTTGCTTCTGGAAGAATGGAGTCAGAATTTGAGACAACTACAGAAAACAAGAGGACATATATTTTTACAATTTACATATATCAAGACATAGAGACAAAAGGAGTTGAAAAAGCAAGAAGGATTATTGAGGGAACGGTTGATGATGTAATAGAAGCTTTATTCTTGAAGGTGAGAAATATATAAGAGCCGAAATGGAGATTAAGGTTGTTATTTCATTTAGCATTACTTAAAAAGGTCAAAATTATTAATTAATAAGGTGTTTTATCTGAAACTTGTTAGGTTTCAGGTAAGACGCCAAGGTAAAATGCCAAAGTTTACAGGTCGTCTATACCAAGTTGGTATAGGAAAAGAAACAACAAGAGGGGTTGGTGTTGCTCCGGATTTTTGGATACCGAAGACATCAATCTCGTTTGATGATAAGGTGCAGAAAGCTCTTGTCAGCGGGAGTTATGGACATATTTCAGATGCTCCTTTTTCTGGACAAGTAGTAAGTAAATGGGCTGAAGGCGACATAGAAGGAGAATTGAATGCTAATTCATTTGGTTTGATTTTGCTTGCCTTGTGCGGAAGTGTCAGTTCAAGTGGAAGTGGTCCTTCTTATACTCATAGCTATAGTATTGAGAATAATGTGACGCCTGACAGTTTGACAATTCAAGTTCACGACCCAATAGGAGATATGAGGTTTAGGTTGGCGATGATAAATTCTTTAAGCATTGAGGTTGCTCTTGGAGAGATTGTCAGATATACTGCTAATTTTATCTCAAAAGCCCATCAAGACGTTGGGTCTGCCAGCCCAACTTATGAGAGAGACCACAGGTTCACCTCAAAAGACCTGACATTGAAGGTAGCGAATGATATTTCTGGATTGTCTGGAGCAAGCAAGATTAGCGTTAGAAGCCTTACTCTTGAGGTTGCTAGAAATGTAGAAAGAATTGATATTCTTGGAACTCCAGAGCCAGAAGATATAGTTGTTAAAGGATTTAGAATTACTGGAACAATAGAGTTGAATTACGAGGATAGAACTTGGAGGGATTATATGCTTAATGGAAATGTTAAAGCAATGCAGATAAAACTTGAAAGCTCAAAAGAAATTGAAAGCGGAGTTTATCCTAAACTTGAGTTTGTGTTTCCGAAGGTTCACTTTAGTGAATGGGAACCTTCTCTTGGTTTAGATGATTTTGCTACTCAATCTATTAACTTTGAAGTTATGTATGACTTGGCTAATAATCGCCTTTGGTCAACTTGTGAGCTAATTAATAGTCATAATGCTTACTAATTATGCCGGTATTTAAAGACTCAAGAACATCTAAAAAAGTTTCTATTCCTGGGATTGAAGGGAGCGAAGTGGAAATCTGGAACACTTTGCTATGGGGGGATTTAGAAGAAATATATCAATCAGAAGATTCTGATATTGTTAAAGGAAGAAAAGCATTAGTAAGACTAATAAAAGATTGGAATCTGACAGATGAAAAAGGAAACAAACTTTCTATTTCAGAAGAAACAGTTAAGAGGTTTACTTTAGAGATGATTAACTTTCTTTTGTCTCAGACAGACTTTGGTAAAGGGTTTGAAACAGAAGACTTAAAAAAAAAGAAGTAAGAGAGAAGTTCAACTTGATTAAATATATTTTATCAAAGGAATTTGGGTGGACAGAAGAAGAAATAAAGAACACAAGCGTTGATTATGTAAGGTTTTGTTTAAAGATGCTGGAAAGAGAAGAAAAATATATTAAAAAAGAGCTAAGTAAAATAAAAAATGCCAGATATAACTAAAAATGTAAAAGTTATAGTTTCGGCTGTTGACAAAACAGAGAGTGTTCTTAATAAAATTTCAAGAAACCTTGATACAATCGGGAAAAAGATGAGTGATTTTGGAAAAAAGCTGACCAAAAGGGTTTCTGTCCCTTTAACAGCTTTAGGGGTTGCTTCTTTTAAAATGGCTGGAGATTTTGACCAAGCAATGAGACAAGTAAATGTAATGTTGAGAGCGAGCGAAGATGAAATGAATAACTATAAAAAACAAGTTTTAGAGGTGGCTAAAACTACTGGAAAAGCTCCAGAAGAAGTTGCTCAAGCTTGGTATCAGATTGTTTCTGCTGGATACAGAGGAGCAGATTCTATTAAAATTCTTGAAACAGCCATGAAAGGAGCTGTTGGTGGTGCTGCTGATGTTGTTCAGACCACAGCTGCTTTAACGAAGGCAATGAATATTTTTCAGTTTGAAGGAGTTGAGGGAGCAAATAGGGCTATGGATACTTTCTTTGGAATTGTTGATAGTGGTTTGTTAACATTTGAACAAATGGCAGCAGCTTTTCCAAGAGCTGCTCAAGGTGCTGCTGGACTTGGTGTAAGTATTGAGGAAACCGGTGCTGCTTTAGCTGTTTTAACAAAAGTTTCTGGTT